TTAATGCTGCACCTACAGCAGTAACCCAAGCAGCGCCTGTGCTAATAACGAGACAATACTCGTCATCACCAGCACCATTGTCTGAGATTAAACGAACTTGGCCTGCATTTCCAGCGGCTGCCGCAGGAAGATCGGCTGTCTCAATAGCAGTCAGCTTTACAAAATCATTGACTGTAATGTCGCCAGTTACATCACCTGTTACGTTACCTGTAAACCCATTGTCTGATACGACCGGGCCTGAAAAAGTAGTTGTACCCATTTTAATTTCCTCACATGCGAGTTGATTGCGCCTGTCTGCATGTCGTCAGCTAGGTCTGTCGAAGCGCAACAAATATTCCCTAGAAAATTTTTAAACAAAATAGAAATACAAAAAAGGGGCCGAAGCCCCTTTATGCACTTAGGAACCGCCGGGAGAGCCGTAGATTCCGAGTGGGTCAGAAACACCGAAGCTGTAACGCTCGCGAGCTTTGTAGCGGACGTTGCCAGTATCGAAGTCACCATCCATTGAGGTTTCCATTGCAGTACGCTGGAAGTGCTTCATGCCGTTGGGAACATCAGTAATGATGAAGAACGCATTGCTGTCAGTCAGGTAGTGGTTGACTGAGTAACCTTCAGGGATTGCACCCATGTTACGAATTGCGTTGATATCATTGTCTGCTGTCGCAACGCGCTGAGTTGTTTCCAACAAACGCTCTGCGGTAAACATCAATGCAGGTGGAACGATCAAACGGCGAGGACGGGCAGCGATCAACAGGCCACGATCATCAGTGAAAGCAGCAATCTCGATGATTGCATTTTCCAATGAAGTCTCGTTCAAGTCAGCGCCAACCGCAGGGCGGTTTGCATTGTTTCCACCATTTACCAAGGCGTGAGTAGTGCTAAACAAGTAAGCACCATCACCAGATGTGTAGCTATCAAAGCCATTGTTCAATGGATTTGCAGCTTTAACCTGCTTGGTGTAAGCCATGCCGCGAGCAAGAGCTTTGGTGTAACGTGCAGACAATGAGTCATACAAGTTATCTTCCATAGCTTCCTCTGTAATAGAGAAGCCCATAGCGATGGTTTCGTGGTTGTAACGAGCAGTGTAAGATTCCTGCGCTGAGTCGTAGCTGATAGCTGCGCCTTCGGCTTTAACAGGAGCAGCACCAAAGCCGCTTAACTTCACTTCTTCTTCAAATGATCGCTCAGACGATTCCGTCTCATAGATCATTTCGTGCTCGTCTTCGTACTTTTCATACTCCAGACCAAATAGAGCGTTAAGCCCCGGCAGGAGTTCCTTAAGCATCTGTGCGCGTGAAATAGCCATTGCCTAGACCTCCTTATACGCCAGTAGTATTGCTGTACTGATGTCCAGCATTAAACTTAACGATCACATCTGTGTATGTGTCGCCCACTGCACTGTCGGGGCCATTGACGAAGTCAATGATACGCAAAGGCAGTGTGTTAGTAGTAGCAATGCTTGATCCATCTACAGCATTCTTACTACGGCCAATGCTGGTTGAACCAGCAGTTTGTACAATCGCTACGTTGTTGCCCAAGCCAGTCTGAGCAATTGCTTCATCAGACTGCATACGCATCAATACGTTTGGATCATCCACAACATACGCAACAATATCGCTCGCCGCAGTTGAAGCGGGGAAGTATTGTGAGAATGTCAACTCATTGGTGGTTGGAGAGGTATAAGCACAACCAACAAATACACCAACAGGTGTTGCTGTAGTGGTGCCTGTATCTTTCTCAACAGTACCAGTGTTTACCAACTTGACGAAATCGCCATAAAAAATAGCGGTGCCGTACCCACTTGCAACTTTGATGTGACGAACTTTTCCGGTGAAAGAGCCGCTCGCACTCAGCGTATCAGTAGGTTCCGCACCCATAGGGGTTGCAGTAGTAGCCATGATCGGCCTCCTTACTAATTAGGAGCACCCCTTGCCAGAGGTTAACTCCTGCCAAATGTTGTCCGCGTAGTGCGCTCTGGTTTCATTAGAGGCATACGGGGATCGCTTTCACGCAAGAAGTTGTTATCCACTGACTCCATCTGAGTATTTGCTACACTGGCAAAGTGCTGAGCACGAGCCTTGAGCTTCTCAACAGGAGCGCGGCATAACAACAAGCCACCGACTTCGATGTTTCCTTCAAAACGAGATCCTACATCAGACTGAACTAACAGCTCTGGGTAGTCTTCCGCTTTGCATGGAACCCAGCCTTCTCGGAACATACGAGACACATTAGTATTATCGGCATTGCCAAGCGTACTAGTGCGAACCCACCGATGCTCCCAGCCCTCTCGGGGATCTGGGGTCGGCAATATTGATGCTGGTGACCAACTGTCGGACGGTCTTGTTTCTTCTACGCGTGTATCTTTACTTCTTGGGGTGCGCTCTTCAGCCATCACATTTTCTCCTTCAAGAGTTGGTTGGCATATTGTTGTGGGGTTAACCCAAGGCGCTTGGCGAGAGCAACTTGAGTAGCCGATAACTGCACTTTGCGCGGTTTTGCACCATTGTTCCGTGAGGACGGTGCGACTACCGAGGAAGTCCGGGAACTGGCAGTCGCAGGCGCGTTACGGCTATCTTCTCGCTTATCCTGCCAGTCATAATCCGGGAAGGCATTTCTCATACGATTATCAATGTAATCGAAATACTCCGGGCTATTCGGTTTAATACCACTGCGTACAGCAGCGGTATGCGATCCATATGCAAGAGCGGTCATCTCTTCGTGACCCTCTTTCATGAACCAAGTATTTTTCTTAGCCCAGTCCTCTGCTTCTGGATCTGGGCGCGGCACTGCTTGCTGTTGTGCAACTTGCTGGGCTGCTCTTTGAGCAACCTGCTGTGCATAGTTTTGGTTTTGATAACTCTGAGATTGTTGCTGGAAGCGATGCTGTATGTTTGCATTGTACTTCTCAGCTTCTGAGAATTCCGATTGAGCTTTATATAACTGCTCTTGAGTCTCAATAATCTTATCGGTATCACCCTCTTCATACGCTGTCTTGTAAGCATTTTTAGCTCGTTCAAGTGCAAGCTGTGCTCGTTCCTTGATTTGAGACACAAGTGCTGCTTCACCTCGAGATATGATTGACTCATACTCTTTGTTTTTGCCAGCAACCTGTTGCGCGTACTTAACTGCTTCTTCACGCATACGCTCCGCTTCTTCTTTGCGGCGGCGCTCTTCGTGAAACTCATACTTCAGTTTATTAAAGCGTTTCTGAACTTTTTCAGAATACTGGCCAAGCTCATCATCACCTAAATCATCATCAGCAGACTTTGCTTTGCCATGCTTCTGATCTTCAGCCGGACGATCATCGATTACTTCAACATCGAAATCAGATGAATCATCTTCCACCTGTTTCTTTGCTTTCTTATCGAAAGTGGTTTTAACGCCAAAGAACTTATCTTCCGCGCTCATCTCGTTACCTTCCATCATTGATTCACTCATACTTTGACAATCCCCCTCGGGTCTTCAACAACAGCCTCAACACTGTCATCGTTGATTAATCGGAACTCTTTTCCGTGGATCTTAAATCTGGTACCCGAATAAGATCTCATAAGAATCCAATCACCCTTCTTACAGTAAGGGCCAGAGGGGAATCGAGCTGGATCTTTGTAGCAGTCTGGCCCCATCTCGAGAACCATACCAACAATAGAACCTACCTCTTCTTCGTGAATCGTTTTGGCAGATTTAATTATGCCACCCGCAAATTCCTTCTCGGGGTCTGGTAACGCAATCAACACTTTGTAGCCTCTTGGCTCAGGCAGTTGATTTGCCGTGCGAGGCTCGGCCTCGTTTATGTTCACAACTTCCGTCATGTCTCACCTTGCACCGGATAACCGGAGTTTAGCACTAGGAAAACGCCTAGAGTCGTTGCACTGGGAAAGCGCCCAGAGATCGCTATGCTTCCTCGTACCTCTGCTTAAGATCTAAAATCTCTCGCTCGGCCAACGCTAGGCCGTATACGATTCCGCAGTGGTTTTGGTACTCGGCATAATCTTTGCAAGCACCGCCACCCATATGATCAACTATGTCATTCATCTTGCTTCGGATAACATCCCGCAAGTAATCAAGCTCATCTGTCTTTAATGTCATCTTTTGCCCATTATATCTTTAGCAATTTCTACCCCAAGTTTAGCACCTGCTATTTGATCTTGTGAAGCGATTTTTTTCTTCTCAAGCTCTTCCTTGGTATTGGTGTTAGATATTTGAG